ATTATAAGGAATAAAATATGGCACAAGATTTTAGAAACGCACTATTTAGACAAATCGGAACATCTGACCAAGCTTTACTAGCAGGTGGTAATTACGATGCAGTAATTGGTATTAGATGTTGTAATGTTGTAACATCAACTATTGCTGTTGATGTTAAGATTGCTAAAGGTGGAAATGATTTCTTTTTAGCAAAAGGAGTTAGCATACCACCAAATTCTGCTATTGAATTAATTCAAGGTGGAGCAAAAATTGTTTTAGATAGTACAAATACGTTAGAAGCAGTTTCAGATACGGCTAGTAGTTTAGATGTTGCTGTTTCTTACATTGATACAATTAGTTCGTAGGAGGAATTATGACGGCAATAATAAATGGAATCCAATACATTGGAGGGCAGACTTCTCCAGATGAATTTATAAAAAATCAAGCAGGTACAATCGATGGTGATCAAACTGTTGAAAACGCTGTTCTCGCAGGTCCAGTCACTTTTCCAGGGACCGTAACAGTAACAGGAGTATTAGTCATTGTCTAAAATAGAAGTAAACGAAATAGATAAACAAAATGGTTCTACCCTTACAATTGGTGGTTCTGGAACCACTGTACAATTAGGAACTGGTGCTACTCAAACAGGTTTTGGTAGAACAGGAACTGTTGATTGGCAGACAGGTAGTATTAAAACTACTGATTTTACAGCAGTTAATGGACAAGGATTTTTTGTAAATACAAGTGGTGGTTCTAATATAACTGTAACACTACCTTCTTCACCAAGCGGAGGTAATATTGTAGCTGTCGCAGATTATGCAGGAACAGCTGCAACAAACAAAATTATAATAGCTAGAAATGGCTCACCAATAGAAGGTGGAACTATTAATGCAGAAATAACAGTTGCAAGACAAACTGCAACTTTCGTTTATGTTGATGGAACTCAAGGGTGGGTAGTTGTAAATTCAAATGAGGATAAATTGGTAGCGTCACAATTTATTTGTGCATCAGGTGGAACAGAAGTAACTTGTGGTAACTTTAAAACTCACATTTTTACAGGACCAGGAACTTTTAGTGTTTCTGAAATAGCACCTAGTCCTTCAGGAAATCCAAACGCAATGGACTATTTAGTAGTTGCAGGAGGAGGTGGTGGAGCTGGTAATAATGGCGGTGGAGGTGGAGCTGGTGGTTTTCAAGTTTCAAATTGTGGCTCAATACCAGCACCGACAATGTCACCACTAGTAAAGGCTTGTGGTGCATTGACTGCCACAGTAAATTCTTTTCCAATTACAGTTGGAGCTGCAGGGTCTCCGGGACCATTTCCAGCTACTGCTAATGGTGGACCTGGAGGAAATTCAATTTTTTCAACTATTACATCTGCTGGTGGTGGTGGAGGTTCTACAAGAGGTGGACCAACCGCTAATGGTTTATCCGGTGGATCTGGTGGTGGAGGAGGTGGTGAAGACGGTGGATCTGGTGGTTCAGGTAATAGTCCCCCTACAAATCCAGCACAAGGACAAGATGGAGGAGCTGGTGGAAATTCTACCCCAAGAGCATCCGGTGGTGGTGGTGGAGCTGGTGCTACAGGTGGACCAGGAGTCCCTTCACAAAATGCAGGACCAGGTGGAGTAGGATCTTTTATAGCTGATGCATTCATAGGGCCTACGGCTCCAAGTTATGGAACACCAGGACCAGTAAGTTCAGTAAGATATTTTTCAGGTGGTGGTGGCGCTGGAGTTGAAAGCACTCCAGGTTTAGGTTTAGGTAGTAATGGAGCTGGTGGTGCTGGTGGTGGTGCTAATGGAGGTCCAGGACCTACTGCGGGTGGAGCAGGATCGGCAGCCACAGCTAATACAGGTGGTGGTGGAGGTGGAGCATCTAGATATAATTGTGGATCAGCACCAATAACATCTGGTGGTGGTGGAGGATCTGGTATAGTAATGATAAGGTATAAATTTCAATAATTATGACAAGTACAATTAAAGTAAACAATATACAAAACCAATGCGGTGCAAACATCATTAACGAGAATAGTAATACTATTACTCTTGGTGCTAGTGGTGATACGATTGCTTTAGCCTCAGGTGCATCACAAACAGGTTTTGGTAGAACAGGGACTGTAGATTGGGATACAACTCCTAAAACAGCAACATTTACTGCAGTATCTGGAGACGGATTTTTTTGTAACACAACATCGGGTGGTTTTACAGCCAACTTACCTGCAGGTGTTGCAGGAGCTATAGTTTCTTTTGCAGATTATGCAGGAACTTGGCAAACAGGTAATTTAACAGTATCACCAAACGGATCAGATAAAATTGGTGGAACAAATGCAGATGTAGTTTTAGATACTGAAGGTCAATCAGTAACTTTTGTATTTGCAGATTCAACACAAGGTTGGATTAATGTTCAAGATTCAACTTCTAATGAAAGAGGTAATGCTTTTATAGTAGCAAGTGGTGGTACTGAATCAACAGTAAATTGTGGAGCGTGTAAAGTTCATACATTTACAGGACCAGGTACTTTTACGGTAAGTTGTACAGCACTTTGTGCAGCTAATAACGTAGTTTCATATTTAGTTGTAGCTGGCGGTGGTGGTGGAGGTACTCACAGAGCAGGAGGAGGAGGTGCAGGTGGATTTAGAGAAGCTAAATCTCCAGTAACACCTTACACTGCAAGCCCTTTAGATGGTTATCCATCTGCTCCAAATAGAATTACAGTTACAGCAGCAGCTTTTCCGATTACAGTTGGAGCAGCAGGATCAGGAGGAACAGGTCCAACAAGTCCTGCTCCAGGTGGTACTGGTGGCACTTCTACATTTTCAACAATAACATCAGCAGGTGGTGGTGGCGGTGGTGGAGGATGTGGTGTGGGTGTTAATGGTGGATCAGGTGGTGGTGGCGGTGGCACAAACAGAGCTGGTGGATCTGGAAATACCCCTTCAACAACCCCTGCTCAAGGACAAGATGGTGGAGCAGGTGCAAATGGTGCACCTAATTATGGAAGTGGTGGCGGTGGTGGAGCGACAGCTGTTGGAGAAGTAGGAGTAACATCTCCCCCTGGTTCACGAACAATAGGTGGTGATGGTGGAGCTGGTGCAACAACAAGTATTAATGGCTCACCTACGGCTTTTGCTGGTGGTGGCGGTGGTAGTTCTTATTGTGCTGGTCCCGTTTCAGTCGCTGCAGGAGTTGGTGGAACAGGTGGTGGCGGAACTGGAGCTGGAAGTAGTCCTGAAGTGGATGCAACAGATGGAACCGATAACACTGGCGGTGGTGGTGGCGGAGGTCAACATAAAAATGGAACTTCACCCGCACCTACAGAACAAGGGGGAGCTGGAGGATCAGGAATAGTAATTATAAGGTATAAGATTGCGTAGGTAAATTATGAGTACAATAAAAGTAAATACAGTAACAACAAGATCAGGAAGCACTTTAACTTTAGGTGAATCTGGTAAAACAGTAACACTTGCTTCAGGTGCATCACAGTCAGGATTTGGAAGAACAGGAACTGTAGACTGGCAAACAGGTGATATTAAGACATCAACATTTACAGCTGTAAATGGTCAAGGATTTTTCGTAGATACAAATGGTGGTGCTGTTACAGCTAATTTACCTGCAGGATCAGCAGGAGCAATAGTTTCTTTTCAAGATTATAGAAATACTTTTGATACAGCAGCTCTTTCGGTTGTACCAAATGGTTCAGAAAAAATTAATGGTGGTACAGGTAATATTTCTTTAGCCACAGCAGGTGAAGGACTAACTTTAGTTTATATTGATGGCACAATAGGTTGGAGATCTATTCAAGATAATGATTTTGCAGGTGTGGGAAGTAATTTTATATCAGCAACCGGAGGAACAATTACAACTGTTTGTACAAATTTTAAAGTTCACACTTTTACAGGTCCAGGGACTTTTTGTGTGAGCGCAGCAGGTTCTCCATCAGGTTCAAACACAGTAGATTATTTAGTAGTAGCTGGCGGTGGTGGTGGATCAAACTCACAAGGAGGAGCAGGTGGTGGTGGAGGATATAGAGAATCTGGAGGGACAGCCTCTGGATGTTATGCTGTATCTCCTTTAGGTTCTTCTCCAAGTCCAGTCGCTGCTTTACCTGTGTCGGCTCAAAGTTATCCTATTACAGTGGGTGGAGGTGGAGCATTTGGACCTTCACCATGTGCAGGAACTCCGGGAGATAATTCAATATTTTCAACAATAACAGCCACAGGAGGAGGAGGAGGTGGACCTAAACCTGCTTCTCCAGGTGCGGGTTTAAATGGAGGCTCAGGCGGAGGAGCTGGAGCCTGTGGTCCAGCTGGAGGAGTTGGTAATTCACCACCTGTAACCCCACCTCAAGGTGAACCAGGAGGTGCAAAAAATCCTGATGGAAATGGTGGTGGAGGTGCTGGTGGCGGTGCTACTGCTGCAGGAGCTGTTGGAGGAAATAGAAATCAAGATGGTGCTAATGGTGGTGCTGGTGCAACGAGTTCAATAAATGGAACACCAACTGCGAGAGCAGGTGGTGGAGGTGGTGGATGGGGTGGTCCCCCTGGTCCAGGTGTTGTAGGAGCCGGAGGCACAGGTGGTGGTGGTAATGGTGGCGGTGGTCCAGGTGCTGCTACTGCTGGAACAACTAATACTGGTGGTGGAGGTGGAGCTGGAGCTAATGGAGCTGGTACTCCCCCTACAGGATGTAATGCTGCTAATGGTGGTTCAGGCATAGTAATAATAAGGTACAGATTTCAATAGTTGAATGGTAATTAAAATTAATATATAAGGAGAAACATTATGGCACATTTTGCAAAACTAGGAGCTAACGGAAAAGTTATATCAGTATTAACTTTAGATAATAAAGATATGCTTAACGCTGATGGTGTTGAAGATGAATCAGTGGGTCAACAATATTTAGAACGACATAATAATTGGCCTGCACCAATGTGGATTCAGACTTCTTACAATACATCAGGTAATACACATAAATTGGGTGGCACACCTCTTAGAGGAAACTACGCAGGTATAGGTTATGAGTGGGATGAGGATAATCAAATCTTCTGGCCTAAAAAACCATATGCATCTTGGGTAAAAAATACTACAACTGCAAATTGGCAATCACCAATCGGTGATGCTCCTGCATTAACAGCTGAACAAACCTCACAAAATATAGCTGGCACACATTCTTGGAGATATGATTGGAATGAATCAGGTCAGTCTTGGGACTTGACAGACCTAATGGCGTAAATTAAAAAGGTATGTGGTATGCAAAAGAAAGTATTATCTGAAATAGCATTATATTATGGTGATGTGGCAATGCCCAAAGATTGGGACATTGATCGAGATAAATTGCAAAAAGATATTTTAAAATCAAACGTCACAGATTCACCTTTTCCATTTTCAAAAACTTGGGATATGTTGAATACCTATATACGCGATCACATTGGCGTTGAATATGATATCAGGTTAGTTAATAAAGAAACGTGGGGTAATATGTATAAGCCTCAAGAAACTACAATTCCATTACTTAATATTGATCCAGTAGATTTAAGAAACTCTCCTGATTATACATTACTTTACGGCGTAAGCGTAAAAAATTGTATGGTTAGAATACACTATGAGGATAATAGACGAAAAGGTAGAAGTTGGGATATAGAACTTACAAACAATAAATTTATTATGTTTCCATCAACGAGTATGTATTACTTAACTAATAATCAGAAAGATAATTTAAATTTTGTGAAAACTATAACGTATGAATATATCTAATTACTACTGGTATTTTAGTGGTGCATTAACACCTAAATTTTGTGATGATGTTATAGCATATGCTAATAAACAAAAAGAAGTTATGGCTTTAACTGGTGGATATAGTGACAAAAAATTAAACAAGCAAGAAGTATTAGATTTAAAACGAAAAAGAAACTCTGATTTAGTATGGCTTGATGACACTTGGATATATAAAGAATTACATCCATATGTTCATAAAGCAAATCAAATGGCTGGTTGGAACTTTGATTGGGAGAGATCTGAATCTTGTCAGTTTACAAAATATAAATTAAATCAATATTACGATTGGCATTGTGATAGCTGGGATAAACCTTATGATAAACCAGGTAAGCCAGATCACGGCAAAATTAGAAAACTATCTATGACTTGTCAATTAACAGATGGATCAGAATATAAAGGTGGTGAATTAGAATTTGATTTTAGA